TCTCGGCTTAAAGAATATTCGCTACCCTCTTTGTGAGTAGCGAAATCTTTTGTGAATATTATTTTAATATCCCCTTTAGCCATTATGGGTTGCTTTCTAATGTTACAAGATCAGCAGCGATACCAGTTGACTTTAAGAAACCAGTTTTGTCAACTTCTCTAATAAGAAATAACAATCTTGCTCTAGCCTTAATTGTCTTAAGGTCGCCCTTGAATTGATCTCCCACAGTTCCTTCTGAAATTGTAATACCACCCATTTCATAGATTCTAGCAAAACGACCTTCACCCACTACCAATGTATCATCGGCTAAGTTGTTATCTTCAACAATGTCAAGACCTGCAATTTGACCAGTACTTAAGTCAAAAATATAGTTATTGTTTGCATCTTTCTTAAGCATGTAACTATCAATAACATCAGAGTTTGCAGCAACAAAGTCAGGTGTATACTTAGAACCTCTTGTCTTCACGATAGCGGTTCTCATTTTACGAACTAAGTCTTTGATGTTTGCGTCTTGAATACTTGAAGCAACGGCGGTAAATGCAGGAACTTGAGAGACTAGACCTAATAAAGTGTTACTTGTTCCAGGCCCAACTGCTAATTGATTGTCAATAACAGAACGAACATTAACATCTAAGAAGTTGTTAAGTTCAGCAGCAGCCAAAACTTCATCTTCGCCAAACTCTTCACTAACTGGTAAGGTGTCACCAATTTTTCTAAGCACTGCGGTCTTTTCTTCGAATGCAACTGTGCTCTCTGGAAAGTCTGCACCTTCCGCAACGGCTGCGGCTGCTCTTGTTATACTGGCTTCATCGAAGTCAATATATGCGATAGTACCGTTGTGATTACCTACGCCAACAGGAAACTTTTGAAAATAGTCGTACAATGCACGCTTCTTAACTCCAAGTTGTCCTATACCTGGCAATCTTACAGACTCGGTATTGTCCGCAATAGAAGCACGAACTACATTAGCCTTGAAGTGGATTTCTTCTTTTGAACCTTTTACAATAGCTTTAAGTTTATCCTTGTTTTCTAGGATTTCTTTAGCCAGCGTTTTGACCGCATTAGGCTTTGAATCAGCAGCATCTTTTAACTGCTTAACGCTTTCCTTCATTTCGGTAACAAGATTTTTAAGGTCTGTTACTGATTGTTTATCAGCTAAATCTTTTTCTAGCAAAGAATTTAATGCGGTTGCATCAAGCTTTGCTAATTCTGTTTTGAGCAATTCCATTTCGTCCTTGCCTGCTTGCTTTACTTTGGCTGCTAAGTCGTTAATGATTACTTCTTTTTCTTCTACTGTCATTTTTGTTATTTTTAAATTAAACTAACTTTACTTAGCATTTCGTGAATGCTTGCTTGAGTGCCTTGTGGCGGCTCGGTTGTAGAAGTGTCAACATTAACGGCTTCCGTTCTCTTTATTAGTGTGGTATCGTTGCTCCCAAAAGGAACTGCGCTACCCTCTAAATGTATTTTTAACTCTCTAACTAATGTTACAACGTCAACGTTTTTAAATGCTTCTTTGTTGACTGATTTCTCTAGTGCTTCGTCATAAAATTTCTTTTCAACTGCAAATCTTTCATCGTCACTATTAAAACCTATATCGGCTTTTATGTACATCATCCTTATGGAATTTTGCATTCCCATTTTACCCTTTTCAATGATCTTAGCAAAAGATGAATTTATAATGCTATCCTTTGCAATCTTAAAAACTAGTGCTTGTGTTTTGCCTTCAAAATCTTTGTTAAGGTCTTTCCAGTTTAGCTTCATAATCATTACCTCTACATCTTCTGGCATTGCAATAATGTTATTAACGCTTATCTCGTGATCGGTAACATAATAAACCTTTCTATCCTGTTCCTTTGCAGTTTTGTTCATAGAATTATTCATGTGAACATCATCGTGCATATCAATGTAATTTGTATTACTTATTACAGGATAGATAAATTTATCATCATAGTTAGGTATATCCTTAACTGTTTGGTCGGTCTGACTATAAAACCCTAAGAATTTATTTTCTTTGGTTTTAGGCGTGCTTTTTAACGATTTAACAATAGTTTCTTTATTTGCTTTTATGTATGCAAATCTCTCAGCCTTACTGGTAAACTCCTTATTTGTTAATTTGCAAAGCATTACTTTATAATTTCGTTATTTAACTTTAAACTTTTAATTTCTTCTAGTATAGTCTTAATCCTGTCTTTGTTTTCTGTCTTACTCAGTTCCTGATTGAGTGCCTTGATTTGATCTTTCATAATTAATTTCTTTTTTAAAGTTATAGCCTAACTGAATCTTTGCATCTTCTGGGTCAACTCCTGCTTGTAACAAGTTTAGCAAAGCTTCAGACTTTCTCTTTTCGCTTTCCTCCTTTTGCATTCTACTATAATAATTAAAAGGTAAATGAGTCCACTCCATACAGGCATCGCCAGTAAAGTTAAAACGCTTCATAATCAAGTCTACAAAGTCTTCACCCTTTGGACTCATCACGTAGTCAACGTGTGCTCCTCTTGCTTTCTCTTGGTTTTCATAAGTTGCACCACTTCCAACTTCCGCTTCAATTACGTCTTTAGGCACTCCATAGATACGCCCAATCTTAAAGGCATCCTGAACATAGGCTTGGTCTAGTTTTAGCTTACCCATATCCTCAACAAACCTCTTTATCTCAATCATTGATTTAATGGCTGTGACTGGAGTGTTTCGCATTGTCTTCTGCTCAATGTCTTTCTTCTCGCCTTGACTCATCATAGGATTGTCAAGATCGTTCTCGCCTACCTTACCCGCTACCATATACTTTCCAGCAAATAATAAGTTTGTGTTCTTCGCGTCTAATGCTAACTCAGAATTAGAAAGCACTTTAAATAAAGCATCTATAACACTTGAACCTTTAAACCATTGTTTTGTTGTTGAGCTTAAATCTGTGTAGTGTATTACTTTGTTGAATGGAATTGAAGTTTCGTCTCCGTTATCATACTTATACTTGACTAAATTCTTTTTAAAATTGTCTGCATTTACTTTAGATAAAAACAGTTTATCCCCTTGCTCTGTCATTTCTTTTGGAAACTGCATTTTAGAAGGGTCAAGAAAGTAAAGTATATTATCAGATGTAGATATGAAACTTTCAGCGAATAGATAAGCGTTACCCATCATTAGCCAAAACATATAATCCCACTTAAGTTGGCGAGTTGTTTGGAATGGGTTTGGTTCTGATATTAATTCGTTAAGTGGATGGTTTGGTATGATCTCGCCGTTAGTATCTTTGACGTAGATTTTACCCAATGAAAAAAGATCACAGTTCATTTTAACGATTGTCAAAAATGCTGGATTGTTAAGTATAACCTTTAGTTTGGCTGCTTCCTCTTGATAGTCGTTGTAGGCTGTGTTAGGAGAATAGGGCATGAAGTTAAGGCCTCTTACCCTATCTATTGTGGTGTCACGATTGTATAATCTTGTGAACCGACTACCGAAGAATGATTCTAATATACTAATGTACTATAGTTACAGGCATGCTCCCGAATTTGTTTAAAGAATGCTTGCAAGATACAAATTTATTTATTATAAGCGTGTTTTATTTTAATTCTTTAGGCGTTATCTTATAGGCCACTAAATCCTTGTATTCAATTATCTGATGGCATCCTCTGCATTGTGTCTCTCCTGTAGTTTGTTCTACCTTGGTTGACTTATTGCAGTATGAGCAGTTTACTTTCATTTATATGTGTGTTATTCTTATTCTTAGTGTAATTAAACCTAAAGCAAAATCATCATCTGGAATGCCAAACTTATAATTAACTTTATGAGGATTCATAATTGATCTTGCAACCCTTTGATATGCTAATTGACCTTGCATTATAATCTTATCAGTATCTTTATAAGTATTTACCTTAAAAAAGTAGTCGTCTCTGCTTCTGCTTGGTGTTGTGCGTTTTCTCATAGTTTTATTTATTTACGGTTAATATTTATCTATAAACCATTCAACGCATGGAGCTATTAAGAATATATTTATCAAACAAATCCCAAGTATAAATAAAGACATCATTAAATATATTATTAAGGGAAAATCATATCCAGCTACAAATAAAACTAGATGTATTAATCCAACAATAAGCAAAGTAATGAATTCTACAAATAATATAATTTTTAAGTATTTCATAGTTTAGTTTTATTTACGGTTAATAGAGTCCAAGAGTTTTGCAAAGACTCCAAGCATTAAAGATAAGCCTATATTCTGAATTAAGTCATGGCTTACAAGTAATAAGCATAAAAAGAAAGCTATTGAGTATATCCCGAATATTGTTAGCTCTTGTACTATGTAGTTTATTCTTTGCTTCATGGGTTAAATGTTTTTAATAATTCCTTCTTTCCTTAAGAATAGTACAATGTATCTAACTGCATCCATCAAGTGATTGTTTTTGTCTTCAGGTTCTTCTAATACTACACCGTAGCGATCTATCACTCTACTGTAGTTCTTTTGCTCGTTGTCGATGTTCTTTGAGTCTTGGGTATAATATACCTCTAAGCCGTTAAGTATGTCTATACCGTCTAGTATGCTTCCCTTTGTCTTGGTTGCTCTTAGTGCGTAATCAAAACCCATTGATCGTAATGCTTTTATTTTCTCTACTCGGTTATTATCGCAAATTATAGGTCGGTTTTTGTTGATGTCTTTTTTTGCAAATAACCATTTTATCAAGCCCTCTTCCTGGTCTTGTAGTTTCTTATTCATCGCGGTGTCGAGACCTTCCCTTATTTGGTTCTCAGACTTATAATTAAGTTCTCTAAGATATAATCTACCATCATTGTATTTGGCTTCTATCATTGCTAGAGGGTCTACAGTACCCCAGTCTACGCCATAGTAAATAGGTGCGGTTAATTCTTGATAAGCTTCAACCGTACAACTATTCCAAAAGAAGATCCTGTTTGGATTTGATCCGATCTTACCTAGTCCGTAGATTTGCCATTTGTTTTGATAGTACTTTGATTTTACGTTGCTAACTATGTCTAGGTTTGGAAGTTCTAAATTAATGTATGCTTTTGATCTGTTAATTTCTATTTCTTTTACTTCTGTAGGATTTAAATATTCGTTGTCCTTGTAAGTAAGGATAATAAACTCTGAATCGTCTCTATCTAGTATCTCAGTATGTACCCAAAACTCACTATTAGGGTTATAGTCTAGGATAACTTGTTTAGCTCTTGAGGTTAGTTCTCTGTAAGTCTCAAAGGTTGTCTTGTTTGCTTCGTTTAGAAATATAAGATCAGAACGTAAACCTTTTCCAATGTCCTCTTTATCTAGGCCAATAAATGTAATTTTACTTTTGTTTCTGAACTCGTATTCTTTTCCGCCTTTCCAGTTGTTACGGTCAAATATTCCAAACAGTCGCATGATCTTAACAAAGTCCTTTATGACTGTAATACGCATCTTAGAAAGTTCTGCTGATGCAATGTAAATGTCAAGACCTTCGTTACTGCTTGCATGATTAATGATGAGCATTAGTATGCTGAAGGTCTTGCCAGCACCTTGACCGCCTTGTATTACTTTAATCCGCTTTATCATTGCGGCTATCTTTCTTAGTGCTGTGGTTGGGTTAATCAAAGGCTATAAGTAATATATCTTTTCGATTATCTTTGAGATTATACTAAAAGAGTTGTCTTGAACTGATTTATATAAATTATTATCATCCTTTTCAATAATCTTATCAGTAAGTAGCTTAGTAATTATAAGCTTATCTTCTGGTGTCAATAACATTTCTGGAAAATTGTTTTTACTTTCTAAATAATTAGTATATTTTCCTAAATCATTTGCATATTTAAATAAGTCAAAGTTATCATTAAAGTAGTAGTCTTCTTTTATTGGTCTTTTCATAGCTTTTATTTTATTTTAAGTTTGTACTGTTTATAGGGGTTTGGTGCTACCTCTCCACACGTGGGAGACTAATATTTATTTCTTCTAAGAAAATAAAAATCTAAGCCAAACACCCAGCATAAAACAGCATGTCCATACAATTCCCCATTTTAAGTATTCTTTCATAATGTTTATTTTATTTTTTAGCGTTTATAGTGGTCTGGTTAACATCGTCCACAGGGTGGAGACTAATATTTGTCGACTAAATGTAAAACTACAGTTATACCCGCCCAGCTTATGAACGCGTATAACGAAACTAACATTCCTTTTAATATGTAATCTACTATTTTATCTATTTTCATAATGTTTTATTTATTTTGATTCTTTTATTTTTAGTGGGTCTAGGTTCATTAGTGGAGTGTTTAAGCTCTTGCCGTCTGTGGTATGGTCGATCTGTTGTCTATCGCTGTACTTCTTAGGCATCATCTTAGACATTAGCCACTTGCGTGTGTCTACTCTTAGTCGGTCTCTCTGAATAACGTTGTGATTGGTTATCTCTTTGCCGTCTTGATCTAGCATTATATCGTTTTCAAAGGCGTCACATATTTCTAGTATGTCTTCAGCCATTGCTTCAGCTCTTATCTCGGTTGCGCGCGCGTATT